GGCAGGCAAAACAGTGGTCAAAGAGTTTATGCCCCAGATTGCCAGAGCGGTTGCCAAGTTCAAACAGATCTATGGCAAGTCGCCCTCGCCTGAGGACGTTGCGGCGTTGAAAACGCACTTGGAAGGTCTCTCCCGTCCAACTACGCCGTTGCGTACCGGACCACAGGCACAAGTACGGGCGCAGTATGAGTTGGCTACCGATCCTAACCTGATCAACCCCAACGTTCCAGATGCGTTCTTGACCAAGGCCATGACGGGCCGCACGCAGAAGGGCACGGCCCTTGCGCCTAAGCCAATGGACATTAACGATCCAAACGTGGTCGCCAGCATTGAGCAAAAGCAAGTCTCCGGTGCTCTGGATGACATTGTGCAGCCCAGCACAACGCCGGGATCAGATGCCATTGCACGGATTGCAACCGGCATGGAGAACCAGGCGCTGGGTCAGGGCAAAATCCCGTTAATCGATCAGATCAAACTAGAATTTTTTAAGCGTAACAAGCGGTACCCGTCTGACGAAGAGTTGGAGATGATTGTTGCCGAGTTTAATCCTCTGCGCCATCAGTACGGCGAGAAGGGCCTTGGCATTCTGGGCGAGCGTCCTGCCACGGCCAGGGGCATGAAAGACTGGGTGTCCCGTGCGCGCACGGAAGGCATATCTGAGCGAACACTTTCTAAACCACCGTCAGATTATTCGCAGTATGCCAAAGACGAATTGATGTTACAGCAGGGTCAACTCCCTGGTGTGCGACCACTAACTGACAAACGCATCAACCCAGACCGACCCGACGGCTTTGCCGACGGCGGGGCCACGACGCCTGACAAGATGGTTGCAGAGATGGCCGCGCGAGGTCAAAAGCCCTCTCGGTTGGAACGGTATGGGAAGCTTGCAGGTCGCGGCATGGGTCCTGTTATTGGCGCTGTGTCAGCACCAGAGGCGTTGCGTTCTGCGCAAGAAGGTGATGCCCTTGGTGCGCTACTGCACGGCACGAACACTGCGGCAGGCTTTGCTGCTGCAGCGCCCAAACTTACAAACCCCGCGTTTCGGGTGATGGGTGGTGCGTCTGTTCCGCTATCCGCCAAAGAAGCATTTGAGAGATACCAGCGCGGTGATCGCACTGGTGCCGTTATATCGGCAGTACAAACCGCGCTCAACGCTGCAGCGATGCACCCTGTGTTGACAGCGCCGGCCACCGCAGCAAGTCTTGGTCTGGCAGGATACGATGCGTTTCGAGGCCAACCCGAGCCGCGTTCAGTTATGGAAGATTATAAATAATGCCGCAATTACCTAATTTGCCTATTCAACAAGGCGCTAACCTTAGCGCACTCGATCTTGAGAAGAACGAGGAGTTTGAAGAGGGTCTGATGCAAGAGGAAGAGATCGAGCACATCGAAGAGATGCTTGATCTTGAGCCTGGTGAAGCGGAAGAAGAAGTTATTGAGCTTGAGGACGGCTCTGTCGTCATCAACTATCGGCCCATCGAAGGGCCAAACCAGAATCCTGAGTTTTATGCCAACCTAGCAGAAACGTTTGACGAGGCTGTTTTGAGCAGCCTTGCAACGGAGTATATTGATTTAATCGATGTTGATCGTGAGGCAAGAAAAGAAAGGGATAAACAGTATGAAGAAGGACTTCGTAGGACAGGCCTTGGCAAAGATGCGCCTGGTGGTGCAACGTTTGACGGAGCGTCTAAAGTCGTTCACCCAGTCATGGCGGAAGCGTGCGTCGACTTTGCTGCGTCGAGTTCGAGAGAGCTTCTCCCGGCAGACGGGATCGTAAAAACAGAGATCCGTGGCACTGCGGATCGTAAGCAGGTTGAGGTAGCCGACCGCAAATCCGACTTCCTAAACTGGCAGCTTACAGACCAGGTTGAAGAGTACCGCGATGAGATGGAGCAACTGCTCACTCAGATCCCCCTTGGAGGATCGCAGTACTTTAAATGGCGCTGGGATGCAGAACAGCGTCGACCCACTTGCGAGTGGATTCCAATTGACAACATTCTTCTGCCGTATGCGTCCACTAACTTCTACACATCTCCTCGTGTAACAGAAGTACAAGATATTACGGAAGACGTATTCCGTCAGCGTGTAGAACAGGGCATTTACCGCGACCTGGACATTATTGCGCCTTCTGACATTCAGGAGGACATGCAGACCCGTTCTGAGAAGGCTAACGATAAGATTGAAGGCAAGTCGCAGCCTAGCAAGAACGTGGACGGTATTCGTCGCGTGTATGAGATTACATGTTTCCTGCGTTTAGATGATGACGACCAGACAGAAGGCCGTCGTGCTCCGTACATCATGTCGATTGACGAGAGCTCCGGCAAAGTGCTGTCTCTGTATCGTAACTGGGAATATGGTGATGATAAACTCTCGAAGCTTGACTGGATTGTTGAATTTAAATTCATTCCTTGGCGCGGTGCTTACGCTATTGGGCTACCTCATCTTATTGGCGGTCTTGCTGCCGCTCTCACTGGTGCTCTACGGGCACTTCTTGATGCAGCACATATTAACAACAGCCAGACAATGCTCAAGCTCAAAGGTGGACGCATTTCTGGCCAAAGTGACCGCATTGAACCGACGCAGGTGCTCGAGATTGAGGGGGCGCCTGGAGTAGACGACGTCCGCAAGCTGGCGATGCCGCTGCCGTTCAACCCGCCGTCAAGCGTTCTTATGGAACTGCTTGGCTGGTTGACAACCGCCGCTAAGGGTGTTGTAACCACGGCAGAGGAGAAGATTGGTGATGCAAACGCTAACACGCCGGTTGGTACGACGCAGGCGCTCATTGAGCAAGGTGCTAAAGTCTTCTCGAGTATTCACGCTCGACTTCATCGGTCGCAAGCCAAGTCGCTCAAGATCCTTTCGAGGATCAACCACTGGTACCTCGAAGAAATGGATAACCAGTCGGGAACTGAAATTGAGGTCCGCGACTTTGCCTCGAATAATGACATTAGGCCCGTATCTGATCCGAATATCTTTTCAGAAACCCAGCGTCTGGCTCAGGCTCAGGCTGTCCTACAGATGGCGGGTTCGGCGCCGCAACTTTACGACCTTCGGGCTGCACACCGGAGGGTTTTGAAGCAGCTAAAAGTTCCTGCAATTAGTGAGATATTGCCCGATCCGGAAGGAGTCAAAGAGGCCAACCCGGCGCTGGAGAACGTGGCAATGTCAATGGGTCGCCCTGCGGCGGCTTACCCGGATCAGGACCATTTAGCACACATCAAGGTTCACTTGGCGTATGCCCAGGACCCCAACTACGGTGGCAGCCCACTCATTGGCCCGGTGTTCTCGATCCACGCGCTCGAGCACATCAAGCAGCACCTGACGCTGCACTACCTGCAGTCCATGCGCGCCTACGTGGCCGAGGCCTCAGGCGGCGAAGAGAAACTGAAGCTGAACGAAGAGAAACCGCTGTCGCTGGAAGACCAGCAGGCGCTCTCCCTGGCTGCAGAGATGGTATCTCTTGATGCCCAGGCTGCGTTCCAACAGGCACAGCCTGCCATTATGCAGCTTGTACAGAAAGTACAACAGGCACAGCAGTCGAAGATGGAGCAGGTTATCAATTCTGATCCTGCGGCGCAGGCAATCCTTAAGACGCAGATGGCAGAGACGCAGCGCAAGGCCCAGGAAGCACAGGCCAAGATGCAGCAGGCAACGGAAAAGATGCAGCAGGATTACCAGCTTAAAGTGGCAGAGCTCGAGCAGCAGGTTGCAGAACTTGTGGCCAAGTATCGCACACAGAGCGACATTGACAGCCAGAAGAACTCTACCAACATCGCCATGGCCAACATCAACAACGCTTCTCGCGAGCGGATTGCGGCCATGCAGGTTGGCGCACAGATCGACGGCATGCAGGCTCAGTTGGAGCAAGAGCAGGTCATGTCCGCCATCGATGCTATTAACACGGCAGACGAGGACATTCGCAAGCATGGCATTGCAATAGAGCAGCAAGCGCTTGACCAGGAATCCCAATTAGTACAAAAAGCATTAGATGCAGCACAGCAGCAACAACAACTACCACCTCAAGGAGCAATTTAAATGGCAACCGATAACCAACTCAAAGGCTTTCGCCAAACGTACCAAGAGACCGGCAAGCCCGGTTACGGCGGCGGTAACGGCGCAACCAACATCGATCCGGGTCCCTCCGGCTCGCACCGTGACAACAATTGGAAAAAGGGCGCAGCCCAGGCCAAGACAAAAGCGGCAGGTAAAATCGGCCCCTTCAACAACCTGAAGGGCACTTCCGGCAGCCTGTATTAATTTTTAGGGCAGGAATATAGAAAGTCTTGCATAAGTTGGAATATGCGAGACATTGTGAGCGAGATAATTCGCCGCGTTACTGAAGAAAAGAAGCTGCTCGACGCTACCGTGGCGTCGGGCACGAATATCCACAACTTTGAGCAGTATCAGAGAATGGTGGGTAAAGGAGAGGGCCTGTCAAAGGCTCTTATGGTGATTGATGACATTCTTACGGAGAATGACGAGGCTGCATAGCCTAAGGAGTGTTGCCGAATGGCAATTGATATTTCGCAGAAGGAAGAGCCGGATCTTCGGTCAGAGCTAGAGTGCTTTCCCGAGATTGACCCCGGT